GACATCCGAAACATTACTAACCTAACATACACTGCTATAGCAGACTATCAATTGGTTGCTAACAATTTGTTACGCAAACCAATGAAACGACAAGAAGCAGTTAACTTCTTCAAAAGAGTATGGCCTCTACCTACTACAGTAGAAGATAAGCCATACGACCTACTCACCAGAGGTGAGCGTAAGCAACAGACAATTGCTAAAGATGCCCGTGCTAAAGCATGGTCTATTTATAGCCAATCAGAAACACAAGAGAACATTAGAGGCACAGCCTTTGGTGCATGGCATGCAGTAGTAGAACATGCTGACCATTATGCAACAGGTGGCGCGAGCCGCCTTGCCGCTGCCACCTTGAGTGGACGCAATGACAGAATAAAGACTAAGGCTTTATCTCTGCTAGTATAGGTTTACCTTAACATGGGTAAAGCGCATCAGAACTGTATGGTTTCCGTTCATTTCCTATACAGTTGCTGCCTTTCACTGGGTGGTCCCGCCAGTGGCGCACACGGGACATCAAACAACGAGAGGAACACATGAACACAATCACAATCATGTCTACAGTTGAAGGTACACCTAATGTAACCTATACTGAAGGCGAAGTGCTACGCTACATTGAGAAAGCAAAAGCAGTAGATGACCTTAACGAGATGCTCAACAAGCAAGTCCACGCAATCCGTGACGTTAAAAATAAAGTCCGTGACTTTTTCAGTGAAGGTGAATGGGATGACGGTGAGACAGTCATCAACAAAGGTGACGTCAATATGTTACTTGAATCCATTGGCTGTAACAAACTTACAACAAAGTACAATGCTAACTTTACTATCACAGGAACCTTTAGCATTGAAGTAGAAGATGAAGATGATGTTGAGTCTATCTTTACAGACAATGTAAATGTTGACTTTTATGATGGCGACATTGATGTTGACCAGATTGAAGTTAATGATATTGAAGTAGATAACTAATGGCAGAGTACGTACCTTATAGACCATATAAAGGTACGGCTGGATGGTCAGGCACTGATACATCTAAGGCTCGTGCTATAGATAACATTACATCAGGTCGGGAATTAAACAACCAGGTTACAGCGTTAGCATATTTAAAACTATCAGGTGCTAATGGTTTAACATGGAAAGAGTTAGCCGAGAAGACAGGTTGGCATCACGGCACTACAAGTGGCGTGCTATCAGTACTGCACCAGTCAGGTGCAGCATTGCGTTTGTTAAAGTCAAGAGACAGATGTAAGATATACATACACCAAGATAACAAGGGTGATATGTTACACGAAGTATATAAGAAACGAGAAAAACTTTGCCCTCACTGTGGCAATAACATCAATGCATGACACCTGGCATGCTATGATGTGTGGGTTAGGAGTGGTGGGGTTTCGGTTCTCTCCTTGTTCCCACCCTCTTAACCTATTTAACAAGGGAGAGTTATGTCAGAAGTAGAAGTAGCACGAGATAGATATGGTAGACCTATGGTTGTACCACCTAAAGGTGGCAAGCCAGTACCATATACACGCACCACTACAGTTGCAGGTTCATTAGATGATGGCACTGCACTAGTAGCATGGAAATTACGCATGGCTGCAGCAGGATTAACACTGCGTCCTGACTTACTATTGGCTGCAAGTGCAGCGAGAGACAACAAGTTGGAGATGGACAAGTTAGTTGAAGATGCAATGACAGCAGCAGGTGCAACAGCACAGGCTACTATAGGCACAGCCATTCATACACTGACAGAGAAGCACGACAGAGGTGAAGACCTTGGCGTGATACCAGAAGATTATGTTGCTGACATACAAGCATACGCTGATGCAACTAAACACTTTAATAATGTATTCATTGAACAGTTCTGCGTCTTAGATAAGTACAAGATTGCAGGTACACCTGACCGTGTAGTTGAGTACAAGGGCGAGTTGTTTATCTCTGACTTAAAGACTGGTAGTATTTCCTACCCAAACAAAATTGCTATGCAGTTAGCCGTGTATGCTCACGGCCTGCCGTATAACCCTGCTACGGCAGTCCGTAGTAGTTGGGGTGGTGTCAATCAAGATAAGGGAATCATTGTCCATCTGCCAGCAGGCAGTGGTAAATGTGAACTGCATTTCGTTGACATCAAGCAAGGTTGGAAAGGTATAGAGTTAGCAATGAAAGTCCGTGCCTTCCGAGACACAAAGAAATCCCTAGTAACATCTATTCAAGGAGAATAAATGGCAAGCACCGAATCACCAATCAGTATCACAGTTAAATCAGTAGCAGGTTCTCTTGTTACATTACGTGCTGACACAGCAGAAGAACTAGACCAACGTGTTGCGTTGTCTATTGCTTCTCTTGCAGCAGCAACACAAGAACTAGAAGCAGCCATCCGCAATGTGCTTGCAGTTAATGCAGCAATACCACCCAACCCACAAGTAGCAGCAATTGCTACAGCATTTGGTGGTGTAGTACAACCACAAGATTCATTCGATGCAGCACCAGCATTTGTTGCACCATCAATGGGCGCAGGCTCACGCAATTGTCCTCACGGTACAATGACACGCATCCATGGTTTGACTGGCAAGTTCGGCCCTTACAAGGGCTACTTCTGCCCAGCAAAACAGGGTGATACAAGTAAGTGTACTACTCAGTACATCAAACAGAATCAAGCAGAGTGGAATAGTTTCCAAGCCGACCAAACAAAGGCATAAATGAAAACATTACGCCGTAGTATTGGCAAGCCTGAGGTAGGTGGGGAGCCGTTAGCCCCACCATTTCAGGCGTTTCAACGTGAAGGTATTATCTTTCGCCGTGCTGAGGTGTCAGTAATTGCTGGTACACCAGGCGCAGGTAAGTCATCTATTGCATTACATATCGCAGCAAGACTAAAACAACCAACATTATACTTCTCTGCTGATACTAATGCACACACTATGGCAATGCGCTTACTTGCTATGAAGGCAAAGATAAGTCAAGCACACGCAGAACATATGCTAAAGACACAGCCTCACAAAGCAGAAGAACTCTTACGAGAGTTCTCTAATTTATACTGGTCTTTTGAACCTAGCCCTACACTTAATGATTTAGATGCAGAGGTATCTGCATTTGAAACTATGTGGGGTAGGAGTCCTACGCTTATCGTAGTAGATAATCTTATGGACATAGCAACAGATGGTGGCGAAGAGTTTGCTGCTATGCGACAGGTCATGAAAGAACTCAAGTATCTTGCAAGAGATACTAACGCATGTGTACTAGTATTACACCATACTAAAGAAGGTGCTCAAGGTTTCCCATGTCAGCCACGCTCAGCGTTGCAAGGTATGGTTAGTCAGGTACCTGCTATGGTATTGACAGTAGGACAGATGATGCAGGGGCCAGATGCATACCTATGCGTAGCCCCTGTTAAAAATCGTTACGGTAAAGCAGACTTTACTGGTAACACATATGTATCCCTATCATTTGACCCAGCCTCTATGTATTTAGAAGATGTGGTCAGAGACTATAGACAAGTGGAGATGAAAGTATGACAACATATACTATTACTGCACAAATAGACCAGCAATGGTTTGATATTCTTGGACAGATTACACGCCATCAAGATGGCTTTGTATGGGAAACAGTGGAGGAATTAACTAATGCCTAAATATAGAGTGACATACTCACAGTATAAAGTAAAAGTTATTCGTGCTTCTTCGTTAGCAATAGCAGAAGAACGTGCAAAGAAAGCAGAGACAGGACGTTGGGAACTAACAGAAGTTAGAGACGAACCCAACGAATGAGTAGCGCAGCCAAAGCGAAAGGCTCAGGAGCAGAGCGAGATGTAGTTAAATATCTCAAGCAATGGTTTCCTTATGTAGACAGACGCTTGGCTGGTGCAACCCTAGATAAAGGTGACATCTCTGGTATACCTGGTGTTACCATAGAGATAAAGAACCACGCCAAGATGGACTTGGCGGGGTGGACAGAAGAGTTGATAGTCGAGATGGCTAACGACAAAGCATGGACAGGCGTGGTGTGGCACAAACGTAAGGGTAGGGGAAGCCCTGAAGATTGGTACTGCACCATGCCTGGCTATGTGTATGTAGATTTATTAAGGAGAGCACTTGGACAAACCAAAGATTGAAGAGTATCTCCATTACATAGGCGCCACCGTGCCTGCTATGGGCAGCGGTTGGCGCAAGATGAAATGTCCGTTCCATCATGATTCACATGCAAGTGCAGCAGTTAACTTTGATAAAGACGCATTCATATGCCATGGTTGTGGTGTTAAAGGCGATACTTTTTCCCTTATTATGTACAAAGAAGGCGGTGATTACCGTGAGGCTGTCAAGTTCGCAACGTCAGTTCTTACTACAGGCAACACAGAGATACGCGGCAAAGATAGAAATAGCAACAGACTATCTAGCAAGCCGTCAACTCTCGGTAGAAGAGGCAAACATCTTTCATCTGGGGGTGGTAGACGAACCGCTTCCAGGGCATGAGCCTTACAAAGGCAGGCTTGCTATCCCGTACATAACACCATCGGGTGTAGTTGATATTAGATTCCGTGGTATGCATAATGAAGAACCCAAGTACATGGGACTAGTAGGTGCTAAGACTACTATGTTCAATACACAAGCATGTTTTGTTGCAGACAAATACATTTGCGTCACCGAAGGTGAGTTCGATTGTATTATGATGACTGTCAAGACACAGCATCCAACTGTCGGTATACCAGGGGCTAACAACTGGAAGCCACACTATGCTAAAATACTAGATGATTTTGATGTTGTCATTGTATTAGCAGATGGTGATGCAGCAGGATTAGAGTTTGGTAAAAAGATTAGTAGAGAGTTAGGCAATGTCAACATTGTCAGTATGCCAGATGGTGAAGATGTCAATAGTATGATGATTAAACAAGGAAGCGAGTGGCTAGATGAGCGAATCAGAGAGTGCGTTACCCCTGGATGAGAGTTTCTGGGAACATGCAGAGCATATGGATTTTGCTATAGGTATACCAGTATCTGATACCAGAATGCTTGATGTCATTAGCGCACTGCGTGATGTCTATGAAACTATATGTGAAGGTGAGTTAGATGAAGCCAAGATGTGTGTCACTGCATTGGCTGCCATCCTAGTAGCCAGCAAGTACGGCAAGGCAGAAGAAGTATGGGAAGAGTTCTCAATCAAAGAAGCAATGCGTGACTTTGATACCAGCATTAAGGAAATCCTAGATGAAAAGCCCTAAGAATGCATCACAAATTATGAATGAACTATACTCAGTACTAGTGCGCAAGCATGCTGATTACGGCCCACTCAACATATCAGGTGCACCAGGTGGTGCAATGAATGGATTACGAGTACGCATGTACGACAAACTTGCACGACTCAACAACCTAGTAGATACAGGCGACACGCCCAACTACGAAAGCATTGAAGATACACTGATTGACCTTGCAAACTATGCCATAATTGGGTTACTAGTCCAGCGTGGACAATGGGAAGGTATACCTAATGGTAAACAAGACGAAGCGGGTAGTGGTCCTCAGTGACCTTCAGATACCCTATCAACATAACAAAACCGTAGAGGCTACGCTTGAGTTCATTGCTGACTACAAACCAGATGAACTCTGGTGTGTAGGAGATGAACTAGATGCACCCGAACCTAGCCGTTGGAACAAGGGTATGGCAGGTGAATACGCAGAAACCCTGCAAGATGGTATAGATTTAACGCACGACATTATGGCTCGTTACCGCAAGGCTCTGGGTAACAAGCCATTTTACATTCAACGCAGTAATCATACTGACCGCATTGATACATACATGCGCAAGTATGCGCCAGCATTTATGTCACTCAAATCATTAGAGATTGAGGAACTATTAGGTTACGGTAAGTTAAAGATTAATTACTTACATAAGATGCATGAGTTGCTACCTGGTTGGGTAATGGCACACGGTGATGAAGGTGCGCTTAACCGTGCGCCTGGTGCTACAGCACTCAACCTAGCCAAACGATTAGGCAAATCAGTAGTGTGTGGACACACACACCGCGTTGGATTACAACATGAGACAACAGGATTTTACGGAAAAACCAGTACTTTATACGGGTTAGAGGTGGGTCACATGATGGATGTCAAGCAGGCTAGTTATCTCACATCAGGTTCTGCCAACTGGCAGCATGGCATTGGCATCTTAGTTGAACATAACCGCAAGGTCACACCATTTGCAGTACCAATTGTTAATGGCGAGGTCATCATTCCCTAATGAGTTACATTGAAGAGTACAACGAGTTAGTACAGCAACTCTCATCCGAATATGCAAAGCGTTATACTATGTTAGAGCGTGATGATATAGGTCAAGAGTTGTGGGTATGGTTTGTCGGCCATCCCAATAAGTACAAAGAATGGTCAGCCTTAGAACAAAAAGACCGCGACAAGTTAATTGCTAAGTCGCTGCGTAATGCAGCGCTTAAGTTTTGTGAACGAGACAAGGCTAAAAAGATTGGCTACGATACATCAGACTTATATTACTATGACACATCAGTAGTAGAAGCCTTCTTGCCATCTATCATAGGTGATACATATGAAATCCCTACAAGTATTCAAGACCTCAATGCAAAATTTGGTACTGGTATCGCATCGGATGGCAACAATTGGTTATCATTGCGTTCAGATATAGCATCAGCCTTTTATAAATTATCAGAAGCCAAGCAGAATATACTAAGGCTGCGCTTTAGTATAGACTCACCTGACTGGACATTACTATCCAAAGATATGGATACAACAGTAGATGGTGCACGGATGAAAGTATCTCGTGCTCTCAACTCAGTAGTTAAAAACCTAGGTGGATGGAAGCCATACTATGACAGAGATGCAAAGCCTCAGCCAGAAGAAGACAAGCCTATTAACGAGGATGAAGAAGAGTGAACGACTTTAGAGGTGAGCCAGCCTTTGCCTGCATATGTGGTTGTAAAATGTTTAAGGTAACCGTTATGTGGGATGAAGAAACCAGAGCAGTTGGCTGGTATGATTTAAAACAAGAATGCATTGAGTGTGGTACGTTAACTACTGCACCAACGGAGATAGACGGAGACGATTGTGCCTAACTACGACTTCAAATGTGAAACATGTAATACAATACTTGAAGTGCAAGACCCTGCACCAATACCATGTACTGTATGTGGCAACACAATGGTACGCATCTGGACATCCATTGCCGTTAAGTTCAATGGCAGTGGATTCTATTCAACAGGAGGATAGATGTATAAACCTAGTGACACACCTAATTGTGAGTCAACAGATACCGATTTGTTTTTTGTACCAGATGGACACGGTACATACCCAGAAGTCAAAGCACTTAGAAAGATTTGTGGGTCATGTGTTGTACAAAAAGAATGTCTTGACTATGCACTTAAGCACAGTGTGATGGGTTACTGGGGTAATACTACTGAGAACCAACGCCATAAAATACGGCGACAACTTAATATCATACCAATACCAATGTATCTAACATACCAATAGGAGAATCATGGAACTATATCTTAGCATAGCATTAGGAATTGTACTAGGAGAACTAGGCAAGGAACTTCTTTACCGAATCCAAAATCTATGGTGGTCTTTCAAGAATCGTAACAAAATTAAGCCTGACTTTTTTAAGTGGGATGAGACAGATGAACTACTAGCAAAATAGAAAAAGACCCCCGCCAGGTAGGTTAATGTACCTGAGCGGGGGCTTCTTGTCTCTACGGGGCTGCTAGGCCCTTTAAAAGGGTATTACTTTGAACCGCGACCAAAGTCAGTAGCGGATGGGTCAAGCCACTTAAGGACTGGACCAGCCACACCAGCAAGTGCAGCAGCAGCAAGAGTCTTTGGATTAGTCTCGCCAGTCATATAAATAGCGACCACGGCAGCAGCCGCAGCACGGAACCAAGATAGTGCTAGTTGTTTGAATTGCTCCATTGTATCCTCCTATAGGATTAGGACTTTGCCCCGTGTAACTTACAGCAGGTGCAAACTTCGGTCTTGTATGCTTTTTTTGCGGGTATAGAACTTAGTGATGCGATAACTTGATTAAGAGTCTTAGGTTGATTCATCCACCAAAACCATGGAGAAGTATCGGCACCCATAGTGGACTCAATAGAAATATGTAGATGCTTATTATGAGCATTAGTCCCAGTGTACCGTCTGTTTCCCAATTTGTTTTTTTCTTTAGACCAAATCTTTCCTTGAAAGATAAGGTACTTAACTCGTTTATCTTCTTTAAGTTTTTCAAAAATGTCAACACAATCAATACCATTTTCTGGGTCGTGAGTTAAATCAACAGCCAACCCTGTGTTGTGGTCAGATGTTGGGCTTTGTTTCATATGTGCTGCTGATGGTAGTAACCCATCACTTGCCTTCTTGCGCTTAGGGCGCAAGGCTGTTGCTTGTCTTAGTACTGCTATAGCAGCAGGTGTTGCTTTACTCATCGTCTTCGTCTTCCCAATCGCTAGGGTCAATGTCAGGAGTTACTGGGTCCCACATTGGTTCAGGTACTATGAATCCCATTACTTACCTGCAACCAACTTATACAAATCATCAATGCGTGCTTCCATACGAATCATAGAATCCTTCATTGAACTGCCACCGTTTGGTTTAAGTTCATTAAGATAATGCTTGACCATCCACCTAATGCCTCCTGCAAATGCTGAGAATATTGCTATGCAGGCTACTGCCACTGTTAGATAGTCCTTGAATTGCATTATACTGTCCTTACGGTTATCTCTATGATGCCACCAAAACCATCAAAGCGTTTATCGGGCGGTGTCATACGGGTGAATGTGACTTGTTCAATTACTGCTTGTTGTGATTCTCCTGTTGTAAGGTCTTGCCAAGTCAAAACATCGCCTGTCTTTTCAATCTCTTCTAACAGTTGTATACGAGCATATGCTCGCCCATCATAACCAACTACTGTATTAAACCTGTCAGTTTCAATATCAAAACAGTAGACAGGAAAACGAATGACTCTATTGCGGGGTGTTGCAATAGTAGCCTTTGCTTGGTATCCTTTAAAGGTTGGACCAGTTGCCGTATCAGTTGTATCACGGCTAAGTGTAAACTTATATGCAAGAAACTCTTGTGCTGTTTCAGGTTGAGATGTAGTTACTTCTACCGCATCTACACCTACATTGTAGGTAATGTGGTCGTATTGTGTTTCAGTACCAGTCTCACCTGTAGCAAGAGATGACAGTGTAAAGTCTCCAGATGTAAATGTACCGCGTGCAATAAGACGCTTAAAGTTTTTAGGTTCTAGTGTAGAAAATCGAATCTTACCTGTAGTTATAGAGCCAGTTGTTGATAAGACTGTAGTTGACTGAATGGCTATGCCATTGCTACCTGATGTAGTAAATGCTATCTGGTCTGTATTGCCTACAAAATCTACGCTAGTTGCGTATCCTGTAGCACTACTTAGGTAAGCATCTTTAGCGTAAGCAAAGCGCAAAGACTCAATCTCTGTACCTAAATCAATACGATATAGTCCAGGACAAGTACCAATTGTACCTGTAGCCCATACATATTTATCGCGGAAAGCAAAGTCACGGACACCATTAGTATCTTCAAATATCAATGGACCATAAGACAAGTCTCCAGTTGTATCTGAGATACTAGCCACACGCATACCCTTATTGGTGCCAATCATCAAGTAACCAAGGTAAGACTCAATTTTAGGAACTATCTCTCCAATGGGTAGTTGTGCTGCTACAATCCCTGATGTCAGGGTAGGCATAACACCAGCAGTAGACAGAGTAAACTTATAGATAGCAGAGTTACCGCCAAGGTAACCTGATGCATAGATAGCAGAGCCACCTTCAGAAATAGATGACCAAGTCCAGTCCGCATTAGGGTGTGTGTATGTTGCTGTAGGCAAGGCACGTGATGTGCCTTTAGTACCAGTCAATTCATAAATACTATTAGCAACACCAGCAACAAGACGTTGCTTAACCCAAGCCATTACTACTTTTTCACTACCAGTTGCATAGTATTCTGTGTATCCAGTAGTAGGTGTAGCAATCTCACCTGAATAAATGTGGTCGTTGTCGGCAACGAACAAGTGTGCGCCATCAGTTGTGATAGCAAGTGTGGCTGTATCTAAACCAGCAGTAACTACATTTGTATATGTAACAGCAGTACCACTAGCAGTGTAATTATTAATAGTTGTATTTGCTGGTGTCCAACCAAGAATTTTATTAGTAGAACCATCAACAATAGATAGCACCTTATAGATACCAGTAGTAACACCAGACATATTGGCTGTCTCTTTAAGAAGAGTAACCTGTCCCTTAGTCCACACATCTACATTGTCTGAGTCAGCAAAGCGATAGT